TCTTTAATCATTTCTAAATAATGTATGGCCTTGTCGATATCTTGTTCTTTTCCTTTCGCTGCATGTCTGCATATATATTTTATAGCCGATCCTTCTGCAAAAGGCAACTTGTTCTTGTTTATAAACTCACTGGGCTGCATGACCATGTCTCGATAGTGGCTCCCGCCAATTTGTTTTTGTACGCACTCATATTATGAACTCCTTTTGTTTGTGATTACATTTTATTAAATATAAATTTTGTATGGTTCGTGTCACGCCAACATACCAAACTCTATACTCTTCATCTTGTTTTACTATAGACTTACTTGCTGCTTTTCATTGTGTTGATCGTTTGATTTTAAAAACAATATAACATTTGTTGCTTCTCCTCCTTTTGCACCATGAATAGTTGATACTGTTATTCTTGGATCTTTATTTATTTTTTCACCATTCAATAACATGGCTCTTAAATAATTTATTTTTGATGATGCTACATTATCAAATGCATCATACCATTCCAAACTGTAATTAGGTTTACCTTTTATTTTTTCTAATAGTCTTTGTTTTTGTATTTCTGGTATACTTTCTCCTTTTCGTAATTTATTCCAATGTTCTATATCTTCGTATAAATTTTTAGCTATACTGTTGCCATCTGCTGTTTTAAAAAATAAACCTCTTTGTTTTAATATTGCCGGTATTGGTTTTAACAAAGGATTTGTTCTTGCAAGTATTAACCAAGATCCTTTAGACATATCTATGTCAATAAATTTATATACTTCAAATGTTTGACCTTTTTCTTTTTTTGGTAAATAATCTTTTTCTAATCTATTATCTTTTACTCTAGTTATTATAGATAATGCTTTTTGTTGTATTTGACTTGGAACTCTTTCTGATTGTTTTAATGGCATTTCTGTTGCGTCCCAATCAATAAAAGAATCTACGTCAGCACCAGCCCAACCAAATATTGCTTGGTCATCATCTCCTGCTATCCATACATCACAACCATTGTCTTTTTCTATTTTCTCAATCATAGCCCATTGTATTTTAGATAAATCTTGAGCTTCATCTATAAAAATTACATCAAGTTTATTCTGTATACTTCCTTGTTCTAAAAACTTTTCTAACATGTCTGTAAAGTCAATAAGACCATAAGTTTTTTTATAGTTTTGTATTTCAATATCTATTGCNTCTAGTTTATTTCTTTCTATTTTTCCAAGGTGTTCGTTAAGATCTAGTTGTTCTAATGTTTTTATTTGTCTTACTCTTGCCAAATTTATTAAATTTAAATACTCACTGCTTGATGAAAAAATGCCGTTCCATGAATCTTTTTCATAAGATGCATATTGAATTTGTATACCACATGTTTCACCTATGGCTTTGTAGTGTAACTCATTCATTACATTTTCTTCTTTCAAACCTAAATTGTTAAAACGCTAACGAATGTAGAGTTTTAAAATATTTTATATCTTTTTTACTTAAGATTTGGTTTTTGTTTTAAAAATCTATCTCTTGCCTCTTCAGATGCTTTTCTTGTAAATGCAAAGTATCCTATTCTATCTAATGATATATCTGTATCTAAATATAATTTAACTTTATCTAATAATGTTTTAGTTTTTCCTGTGCCTGGTGGTCCTACAACTTTATATCTCATTAATGNTTATTTCCAATCATTTCAAAAAATCTTTTAATTAATCTATACCATTCATTTTTATATTTAATATTACGTGTTCTTTTGTATTCTATTGCANCTTTATCAATCTGTTTTAATATATGCATTAATAATTATCTCCTTTTCTTTGTACAGGTTTATATTCTATTTTATCTATGTGTAATTGTTGAACTTTACATACTTTTTCAACTTTGCCTTCTACTTTAAGTGAGTAATTAAATTCTACTTTAAATCTTTCTTTTAACTTCTGTCCTATTTTTTCTTTTGATATTTTCCAATCACTACCCAAATGATTAAGAAAAGATTGATATTTAAAAAAATGAAAACCTTCTTCAGTAAGACAAGAACCTAATCTAATTTGTATTCTTTGTTGTGCTTGTGGTCCATTTATACAATATTGATAAAGCTCATTACCTAAAATATCATCTGTGCTTGTACCTTCAGGTGGTTTAATATTCTGACAACTTTTTCTCCAATCATTTAACTTAGCTCGCCAATCTTTTGGTTTTATAGGTTCAAAATATATTCCTGTTTGTTCCCATATTAAGTTTAACACTTCTTTTTGTGTAGTCATTAATTTTAAGTTAGGTATAATAACTTCTATTTTATCATCATTAGGCATTACAACATTAAATCTATATTCTGGCTGTTCGTATTTTATAATTTGAAAATCTGTAATATCTGGAAAAACATTTATACTATCTGATTTAACACCATACGTTCTTGAATAACATAGGCTACGCATACATTTGTCTTGTATTGGATCTTCATAACAAGTATGTCCTGCTGTTTCCTTGTCCCATGCTTTTATTTTTTGATCTAATTTAGATTTATCCCAAGGTGACTCTAAGTATTCGTAGTTTGCTTTTGATACAAAGTCGGGCCATTTATCTTTATATTTTTTCTTAGCAAAGACCATGTAATTATACATAAACCTGTCTCTACCATCATCTAGTTTAACTCTAGAACACAATGCAAGACACGGTGGTCCATCATTAAACTCTGGATTAGTTCCAACTAAAATATTTTTATGTGTTTCGTCTACCAAAGAATCTAGTTTGTCTTTATCTATTTTAGATTCATTAGCTAATTGTACAAATTGTTCTAATGATAGTTTAGAATTATTCTTATCTACAGCGTATCGTTGTGTCTCCCCATTATTATAATATGGTAAGTTAATAAAGTTACCTGGTTTTATGTTGCCTTTATCATCTTCCTTTAATTCTTTCTGCTTTGGAAAAATTTCTGTAGTAGGTTTTAAACCTAGGGGCAACAGAAAAGCTTTTAAAGCCTCTATTAAATCTGATGTTGGTATTGGTTCTTTTAAAAATATATAACAATGTAATCCTCCACTTTTTGACATTAGCGGAACTAAGGGTAAATTAAATTTTTGAAATAAGGCTAAATATTTTTCAGTTTTAAAGTCTGCATAATTTTTAGGATCAATATCTATGCAGCCAAATTGTGCAGTTTTATTTAATTTACATGGTTGTATACCAATAGATATTTTTCCTTGTATGTGATTTTCGTAATCTTGTGGTGTAACTGGTCTGCCGGACCATTCGTAATCAGGTTTTAATTTATTTTTTTCAGAGTCTAGTGTGGCTTTGGACATGTCGGCAATACCGAAATCTCCATCATAACCAGAAAATAATTTTATAAATTTATCAACCATAACGATCCCTTATTATGGGCGCCTCCAGTCTCCCATTGGCGCCCACATTTCTCTTACGAGAAACTAATAATTTGATTTATCTTCCCCTTGAGTCTCAACTTTATGTTGAGCTTTTTTTAAAGAGTTGTGAAAATCNCGGGCCATTTGATAGAGTCCAGCGTTGTCAACTTTTCTTATCATGTCTATGTTATAGCCATGCCAATTAAAATTGCTCCCTGCATTTTCAACAGATCTTAATCTGTATACTCTTGAAAACATAGGTGCTTGCACCTGTTTACCAGTTTTTGGATCAGTCTCAAATTGGTCTTCCATTTGAGAGTTCCATCCTCTACTGACTTTCAACTGAGTTGACTTCATAGTCATCAAAGCTTTTTCAGGTCTATCTCCGTTAATGATAACAAAATGATTTGCTGTCTTGATAATCTGATTACCATTTTTCAACACATCTTTATTGTCATTTTTGTTTTGAGTTGTTTCTGCCATAACGCTTGCACCCCTATCATTGTGTATAGGTCTACCTTCACTTCTTTCATAAGGTGCCCATTCAGGGTAAGTCATTTTGTAGAACACAGGAATAACTTCTATTCCCTTTTCTCCATCATACAGTTTTTTTGTAACTGTATTATAAAACATACCGGCTTCTGCCCCTTCGACATACTTGGCATGTTTTTTCTTAGTTTCATCTGACATACTTTGCAGTAATTTCAGAAAAGG